CTTAATACAACTACTCTTATATCCGCTGTAGAGTTATGTGCGCCAAGAGCATTTGTAATAAACTTAATACAAGCACCTACAGAGCATTTATACTAAGTTCGCACAAATGCTCAGAAACACCTAAATCGCAAACCCTCCATCAGCTCGACCAGAGTCATTAAAGTCCTCACGTAGCCTAGAGATAGCTCGCATGCCATTAGTTTCCCAGTAGAATGGAATATTCTGGAAGCCTGCAAGTGCAATGTACCTTACAACGTCCGCACCATGTGACCATTTATCATGGACAGGCTTAGCTTTCCACACCTCATGTACCTCATCCCACTCCTTGGTATAGTTATTGATACAACCAATTGTATAGGTACATGATGAGTCTACAAATAGGCGAGGTAGCATAGCCCGCGTAAGCTCTATCCCATCAGCTAAGCCGTGACGCCCGAGCACCTTTAGCTTAGCTACACCTAGCTCATGCATACGGGCCTTACGAGATTTACCACTAGTTAACTCGGTAACAGCTAGATCGTGAGGGCCTACTACCCATGCTAGCTCGTATCCACGGTCCTTAGCTACCCGGTTCATATAGTTGACGTAGAACTCAAGCCCTTCACCAGAGTTATAATACTCGTGGATAATACGTACTTCACCTTGGAACACCTGGAAGAATAACAGTACCATTAGGTCTGACATACCTAGGTCAATAGCTACGTGAACAGGGAGGTTTGCATCGTATAAGTTAGGTCGTTCACGGCCAAGGGCCTTGACATGCTGCTTGTAGTCCCTAGAGTAATAGGTACCGTCCTTACTCTTAGCAAATGCTTCATCTGGTGTAGCAGGATACTCTTGCTTTACTTTGCCACCTAGCTCGCGATATTTACCTATCCAGAACGCACGCTGTGATTTGCTCACTATACGACCTGTCTCACTCTCTACTTCATCAAAGTAAGTGGCGTGCTCTGGTAGCTCAATTTCCTCTTCGTCTGAATTACAGTCAGGGTCATCAAGCCAGGATAGGAAGACAGGGTAGAAGTCTTGCTTACCTAGCGTTCCATTAGTGTCTGCAAGGCGTTGAACCGCAGTGTCCCACATATACTTGAATAGGTTATCACCCTCAGCTGTAGATTCAATAGCTATAGGATTACCAGGCTTAATTGCCTGCATGGTACCAGTGATTGTTTCTTGGGCTCGAGCAGGGTTCTCATTTGCAATCTTACCAAACTCTGAGATATGCAGTCTCTGTAATGTCATAGAACGGAATGATGTGCTAACTAACATGGTCGAGCCGTTAGAGGTTGATAGCTCTTGCGTGTTATCATTAGATCGCTTTAGCTGTAGGAAGCTCTTGATGCTCTCCGGAAACTCATTCCACGCTAGCTTAACACGTCGCAGTAGTGTTTTAGCTTCCTTTTCACCCTGCGCCATCATACCGATAGTTAGAGTGTCATTAAAGATTAGATCATCGAGGTACGAGATGAGGAAAAAGGTAGAAATACCTTGCTGCCGTGACTTAAGAATAATAAGGCGTGAGTGCACTAGCAGATGACTGTACACACGATGCTGTGCATAGTTCATTGAGAACCTACGCTTCTCACCTTCTTTATCTACAAACGAGTATAGGTTGTTCATACGCCACAACTTGGAGGGTAGGAAGTTGGTGATTAGGTCTTCATCACTACGAGGCGCGAACACTAAGGTGTCGAGGTTAACACGACCCTCGTAGACACTATCAAGAAGTTCAATATCAAGCATTCATTAGCTCCTTGAACCGATTAAGCCCACCAGAGTTGCCATCGCTCTCGTTATACTGTAAAACATTCACATTAGTTCCCTTAGCAAAGAATGATGTCTGTAGCGAACTAAGCGCATTAGCTAGTACTAATAGGTCGCGAGGCTCTAAGTCATGACGACCAGCCACACCTAAGATACGAGATGCTATAGCTGCTGCAGCTGTGGTTAGCTTGGTGTCTAGCACACGCAGACCGTCAATGCTACTAGATAGCTTAGTTACTGATGACTCGATACCATCAGTTGGTAAACCTGCACAGTCGAGGTCATTGCGTACTTGCTCTGCTACACGTGCTATCATTAGCTCGTCTGCGTTGACTACTGTAGACACATCACCTGCTGCTTCGGCCTCTAGGTACTCTTCACGCCACTTATATAACGTAGAGTACTTAATATCCATCTCTTTAGCTAGGTCATGTAGACGTGTATGTGGGTCCGTGGTGATACGTGCGATGAACTTTAGTTTTGCTTCTTGGTAGGCCATAGTACCTCCTCAGCGTAATTCTTCAAAGCTGCCACAACAATGTGACTGAACGTTACACCGGTACTATCGCAGTACTTTTTGATACGAGAGATTAGCTTACCTGCTTCCGTATCACTAGGCGAAATACTAAACGACTGAATCCTACTCATTAGTTAACTCCTTTGTTGGTATTCAAATGTAATACCAATAGTTCAAAAATCCGAATTTATTATAGCACAAAGCCATTTACAAAGTACATAGACTGCTATATAATAATTATAGCTACCGCCGGTAGACTTATATTATAGGAGTTATGATGAGCACTTACGAGGGACAATTTCCTGGTGAAGCTCTGGATACTTCGACTAACCCAGAAACTAGTCAGGTAACAGAGCCTTCACAATCTACAGCAGTAGAGTCATTTGAGGACAAAGTTACAAGCATTGTATCGCAAATGGTACAAGGCGATGACGGTATCTGGAAGCTTCCGGAGAATGTAGAAGCTGACGAAGCAGCATTGTATGCTGCTAGAGCAGAGAAACGCCGTCGTGATACTGAGTCAAAGCTTGGTAAAACAACACACGCGTTGAAAGCATTAGAAGCTGAGAAAGCCGAACTTCAAGGCAAGCTACAGCAGCACATGGCCGACAACCTAACATCTGGTCAGCGCGCCGGTCTGGAAGAGTTAAAATACTCTGATCCAGACCAGTGGCGAGAAGAGATTAATAAGCTTGAACGTACTGCTATGGCTAAAGCACAAGAAGAACTCGGTACCATCAGCGCTGCCGCTTCCCAACATGCTGAACTTGAACGACGTGCTCAGGTCCTCGTTGCGCATAATGAAGCAAATAAAGAATTTGCAATCACTGATGCGTCATTAGCTGACCTACCTCCTCGAATCACGCGACGTCTTGAGAAAGGTGAAGCGACTTTCGAAGAGTTTTTAGTAGAGGCCTCAACTTACTTGCGTGCAGGTAAGGTTGTAGGGAGCCCTGCTACTGTAGAGCCACAGCCAAATCTTGGCAATGCGGGAGGTGGTGCTAAGCCAGCGGACTATGCAGTCCAAGCTGATTTAGTTGCCTCCTACGAGAATGAAATATATTAACTTAGGAGAGTCAAATGGCAACTAACGTTGTTCCACTGTCTTCAGACCTGAAACGCAAAGCGTGGATGCGAGAAGGCTTAATTCAGGCTGCTAGCAAGTCTTTTTGGTCACCATACACTGGCTCATCACGTAGTGCAGTAGTTTACCAGAAGAACAATAGCTCTGCAGCAGAAGGTCACACAGTAGTGTTTGACTTTGATGGTCACCTCTCAGGTCGTGCGATCAAAGGCAAAGATACTGCGTATGGTAAAGGTGAGCAAAAACGTAAGTTCAGCGACAAGATTACTGTTGATCGTTACCGTTTGGTAGTAGACAATGGTGATAAGTTTGATGCTGTTGACGTAGGTAACTTAGCAACTGCTGAGCATGCTGACTCACGTACTAAATTAGCTGACCTGTTTATCCGCTGGAAAGACCAAATGCTATTCGACGTAGCGCAAGGCTTCTCGGATAATGGCCAAGGTGCACTAACTCACTCAATCCAGATCGACGCCAGCTCAACTAAATTAGGCTATAATAACCTAGTTACGATCGAACAGTCGTTGCGTACTGGTGCGGACTTTAAGACTGGTACTTTTGGTTCTACTACTGGTGCAACACAACGTGCTCCATTAAGTCCATACCGCTTGTCTAATGGTCGTTCTGTTTGGTTAGCTCTTGTTGGTCCTTACACAGCTGCTAACATGAAAGGTAACACAACTGATTCAGGTATTATGCGTGTAATGCGTGATGCAGACGTGCGTGGTCCTAACAACCAAGCTATCCGTGGTGTGCTAGGTCAGATTGGCCAGTTAGTTTTCGTTGAAGCTGAAGCATTCTTTGGATTTAGCGCTGGTAAAGCATTCAGTGACACTGAAGTTGAAATTGCTGGTTTACGTCAGTATGACGGTACTAAATGGTCTGGTGAAGCCGGCTATACTAGTGCACAGTACGAACGTTGCTTGATTTTAGGTGAAGGCGCGTTGATGATGCCAATGGGTAAGATGCCTGACTATAAGCACCAAGAGTCAACTGACTTTGGTATTAAGTCTGAATCTGCTGTTGAATTCTGGACTAATGCTGCGCGTGTTAAAATGACTGCAGAACAGGATGATTACAAGCAAGCTAAAGTAGCTGGTTTGGATTTTGGCGTAGTTGCACTAGATATTAAAGTTGCTTAAGGAGATAACTGATGGCTGCTGTTGATCGTAAGCGCGAAGGTAAATATAACCAAAAGCGCGGTGTCAGTATTCTGACAATCCCATTCGTAGAAAGCCAAGTTATCGGTGATGGTAGTGTTTTCGCAACACTACCTTCTAATAGCCTGGTAATCTTTGCTAACATGACAGTTACTACTCAGTCTGGTACAGCTTCTGCTACCGTCCAGCCTGTTATTAACGGTTCAAACTACGGTTCTGCTTTAGCTGTAACAGCTATAGGTACAAACAATATCAACACTCCAGTGTATTTAGCTACTGGTGGTGATGTTGTGTTGAAGCCAGGTACTACTGCTCCAGCGGACGGTGCATTAGTTGGTATCGTACAAGTTATCTATATCGAACAAGATAAAGTAACTGGCGAGTACACTAACTAACAATAAGCGGCAGAGCAATCTGCCGTTTTACCTTAACTATTAGGCGTATAGTTAAGGTAAAACGAGGTGAACATGAGTAGAACCGCAGACATACTAACACGAGCACGAGATGCCTTATCAGACCCACGAAAAGAGCGGTATTCTGATGAGCGCTTGTATCGCTTAATTGATGAAGCTCAGACAACGATCGCTCGCTTTGCACGTACTTTGCGTAAAGAGATATTCCTGCCTGTATATCCTGGTATTGCAGACTATGTAATGCCTAACGATTGCTACTTAGTTACCCGTGTGTCCTACGAGCAGCGTGCACTAGAATTAAAGAGCCACGAGGAGATGGACAAGCTAAGTGCTTCTTGGCCTGAGGAAACAGATACAGAGCCTAAGTATGTGCTATTTGATAAGCATACGCCGGGTAAGTTTAAGCTTTATCCAAAAGTAGACTATACTCCAGCAGACTATGGACTAGTTCCTACTATTGATGTGCCTCAATTTGGTACTTTATATGGACAGAATACTGACCTAAGTTTGATACTGTCTACCTTCGTAAATGGCGAGCTAGTTCAAGCTAGTCTAG